AGTATTGATTAATTGCACATTTCCCAGTGTATTTAGCACGTAATTAGTAGCAGCGACGTCTACGTAGTTACTCTCTGAATTGAAACTTTTTTTGACCATTGCTGCCCTAGCCGCAGGACTACGTATATATACTTTACGTCTAGGCCTTTTGAAAGGCCTGTTAACATAGTAACCCCCAGAAGAGTAAGGTCTTGCTCTTTTCCTTGAAACGGTTCCTGATCCGAACATTATGATAATAATGAAAACTCGTTAAATTTCGCAAATTTATATTCCATAACACATGATATTTTTTTATGCGTGCCACGTCAGTTAATCTCGGAAGTGATCTCCGGATATGCCTTAAAAGGAGCGGGTTTAAAGTTATCAGTATTACCTTTAAACTCGTATTGAACCAAACCACTCTCCTCAAATTATTAAAATGCCCTCAGCTCCTCGTTCAAAAAATTGGTGTTTTACAATCAACAATTATACTCCTCTTGACACAACTCAATGTGCAGCTCTTGAGCACCATTGTGACTATGTTGTCTATGGCAAAGAAAAAGGTGAAGATGGTACACCTCACTATCAAGGCTTTTGTGTCTTCAAAGTAGCAAAGCGATTATCTGCAGTGAAGTCACTCCTTCCTCGCGCCCATTTAGAAATCAAAGTAAGAAAATCAAAGTACTCTCAAGCTTCTGACTACTGTAAGAAGGATGGTGATTTTACTGAAATTGGAACATGTCCTCTTGACCATGACTATTCAAATAGATCCAAAGAAGCCAACAAAAGAAAGTGGGATGATGCCTTTGAATTAGCAAAGCAAGGTAATTTTGAAGAAATTGAAAAGGATATGCTAATAAGATACTATCATGCTTTCAAGCGTGTCAGACAAGACTACCCTGATACAGTACAAAACCTCGAAGATGTTTGTGGCGTGTGGATACACGGTGTTCCTGGTGTTGGCAAATCTCATAAAGCTAGACAAGCTTATGCAGGAACTCTCTATGATAAGCCACTTAATAAGTGGTGGGACGGCTACCAAGGTGAAGATAATGTTCTTCTTGATGATATTGGTACTAAAGAAGCAGAATGGATGGGTACCTTCCTTAAGCGTTGGGCTGACAGATATTCGTTTCCAGCAGAGCAGAAAGGAACTACAGTACAGATCAGACCTAATAAGATCATAGTTACTAGTAACTACTCTATTGATGATCTCTTCGCATCAGACTTCTCTCTTTGTGAAGCACTAAAGAGAAGATTCCAACAAGAGCACCAAACAGAAAGATGGACTACACCAGAAGCAGAAATTGCTGAAGGTCTTGTTATCTTGTCACAAGAACCTGTTATAGCAGCTATACTTCATGAAGTATCAATGGAATGTTCTTCTACAGAGGAAATCTCAATTACACCATCAATTGATGAGTCATCTTAAATAAACTACACTTTATTATACATTTTTTTATACAATTTAATACATCCCTTTATACATGCTCCAAGTATGAAGCCTAGAACGTTGAGCAGACCTAAGAGAATTAATCCAATCATTTCTCCATAGGTCTCACCCCCAATTTTAATCCTTGTCTCGTTCACCATATTTTACACTGTACAAATAGTCATCGGAAGGACAAGTCATCAGCGGGCCTCAGCCCGCATCCTTAGGCGGAACTGCGCGAGCAGTGGGAGCCGCATACAGTAACTTGAGTCATCGTTAACCAGTTTCGAATTTTCAATCTTTTATTTATGTATCTTTAAATCTTAATCTCATTCCAGTATGTAGTGTAGCGTCTGTGTTACCAGCTGCTGTATTCCCTACGGTGACGAGATATAATGCACCTTGTTCTATATCTCCAATAGCTCCTGTACCGGCGCTCTTGTAGACCACAGGTAAGCTTCTAAGTGGGATATAATGATCAAAGGCCTTGTATGTTGACTCTGTTAATGTACCGCTACTGCCACCAACAAGCATGTCTTCAAATCTGCGTATAATTCTGAAACGACTGCTGTTATCATCCTTATTGAAGGAAACAGAATGAGCAGTATCCAATATATCTGTAACTGCAGGTAGAGCCCCAGTAGGCCTTCTATCATAGACAATAAGTACAGCAATATCGTTATAAACTGCGAGAGCATCGTTAAACAAATAACCCTTAAGATTGAGTGAAGTAAGTACAGCTTTCTTTCCAATTCTTTCGTTAACAGAAGCACCTTGAGGAATAGTATTGATTAATTGCACATTTCCCAGTGTATTTAGCACGTAATTAGTAGCAGCGACGTCTACGTAGTTACTCTCTG